CTAATACCAGATGCCGTTCTGCCCACACCCGAAACGCCAGTTTGACCATGCGCAAAAGAAGGGAACCCAGTACTTTCATCAGCCAGAACCCTAGCCTTATCAAACATCTGCATATTTTCATTAGATACGTTAGGGAACTTGGTGCCGAAGATAGCTTGACCAGGTGCCCCTCCCTGTCTCCTAAACACTTTGCCTGGATACACGGAGAGGTCTTGCCCTGGGACGAGATTAGTCTCGTCTACCTCGATAAGCAAATTACCAGATAGGGCAGCATTGTCTACTGCCATACGCATAAAGCCATTCATAAGTGTTTGTGTGTCATCCATGTTTTCGGCAATACCTACGCCAAAAATACTGTATGGATTCATTTCGTAAGGTGCAGCAAAGTAAGGAATGTAAGCAGGAGTAAACGGATTCATTACAAGTCTAAGGACTTGTCCGTTAGCAACCCAAATATTTACACTCAGTTGATCTGCATCTTTTAACTCTTTAGGGATATCTACCCCTTGATCCTCAATAATCTCTCGATCTACAAAACCCCAGAACTCCAGAACTTCAAAACGTTCAGCTCTGTCTTCTTCTGAGTTATCTTCCATAATGTGTTCCCACCACTCTTTGCGGTAGTCTTCACCAAGACGTAGAGCATTGTCTACTGCATTCTCACGGAAGTATGGACGATTCTTTAAAGCACGTAGTTGTGAACGAGACATTTTGTGACGTTCTACCACATACTCTGCCTCTTCCATAGTAGAGGCGTCTGGATCTGGATAGAAGTTCCAAATAGACACTGAGGTAGTTTGTGGAATTGTTTTAAAGGTAGGGCTGTAATTACCTTCCTCATCCCAATTTGCATACTCTTTATCGACAGCAAATGGGCCTTTCATAATGCCGGTGCCAAAAAGAGCAGACTCAAAAGCTGCAGAACGCAGGTGCTTCTTGGCATGAGACTCTTCTAGCTGATCATGAATTTTCTTTTCCATCTTCTTAGCTGAAATTTCTGCAGGATGAAGTTGGATTGAGCTGGGGGTTTTTCCTGGGCTATCTTTAACCTTGTCAGCCACAGGTTCAAGATCTTCCTGTAGACTACCCACACGTTGCATATACTCAGGAAAAGTTTCCCCTGCATTCAAAGAACCAGACTCTTCTTTTGCCTGATTTAACTGCGGATTAGTTTCAAAGCTAATTGTCTCTGGCACATTGTCAGGAAGAACTGTCGGATCAATAGTAATAGGAAATTTATTACCACCAAATAGTACTTCTGCAATCTGACCGTATGCAGCAAGAACTTTTGTTTTAGTGATTTTTACAAAGACTCTGGATTTCTCTGTAGATGTAAACTGAACATCAGGGCCGTACAGACCCCGATAATTACGGTAAGATTGAATCCAACGTTCTTCGTCTAATTGACGGGCTGTTTCAGCCTTACTGTACTTATCCTTAACGAATTGGATAATTTGCCCTGTCAACGGATCGGAATAGTCTTCTTCTGCTACGTCTTTAATAGCAGTAGCTTCTTCCATGTCCATTTCCATTGATTCAAATTCTTCTTCCATTTCTTATCCTTAATATCCGAAAGTTGGATCTGATGCTTGAAAGCCTGTTCTTTGCGATGCAGGATCAAAGTCAAATATATTACTTCTTGGTCTTGTCATTACACCATATCTAAGGGCATCATACAAGTGGTCTTCTGCATGTGTGTCTACATCTTCTGGATTATTTTTATCCAAAGGCAGACTAGGTACTTGTGAAATCGTATCTGTACAGGTGTTAAAGAAAACTAATCTAGGTTCTTCTGTAAATTCATCTATCTGCAAACGTCTATGTAATTCGTTTTTACCTGCTACACGAGATCCTTTAGATCTGTCTGAAGGCCTCCACCTACAGCCCTTCATAATCATCTGTTCAGCAAGGCTAGGGCCAGTATCACCACGATTATGCCAAAGAGAAGAGTCAAGAACTCCATATCGTATCTTTTCCCCAGCCTCTTGTTCTATTTCTAGTATTATATCAGCCAAGTCTGTAGCTGTAACCTTAGATACATAAAGCTCCCTATAAACTACAAGTTGTTCTGATCCAGGTACAACAGTGAACCAAAGAACCCCAGTGTAAGATCCATAACCGTAGTCGCAAGCTCTAAAACGTGTCCAGTTACTTGGTATGTCATAGGGATCAATAACATGGTCACGTCTGTTAAATTCTGGAAAAGCTGCCCCTTCATTTATATCCCAATCACCTTCAAGCAACTGCCTTCTTTGATGTTCGGGTAGGGATAAAAGGTTAGCCTCGTACAGGCCATCATCTGAGAGGTAGGGGTTGTCGAAAAGGGTGGCAGGAATAAACTTTCGTTTGAATAGTGGCTCACCCTCTCGACTGTGGCCTTTTGGCCAAGAAATCACGTTTCCGTTTTCGTCAGTGGCAGAGAACGAGTTGTTGGGAGTTTGAGGGTCGATAAACGTTCTTTTTACCCACTGATGCCCAGGGCCACCTGGGTTGCTTGTTGCTCTCATATACAGTGGCAAACCAGATGCCCTAGTACTACGGAGACGTGATCTCATATAGTTCCATGCATAGGGGCTAGGCCACTGTGTAAGTTCATCAAAGCCAATCCAGTTAAAAGCCTGACCTTGGTATCTCATAACGTCATCATCCCTATCAAGGTATGACATCCACAGTGTAGCACCCGATGGAGCTACCCAAGTCTTATCTCTTTCCATAAACTTGATCCCAGGGATAGCTTTTGGATAGAGTTGTTTACTTACCGATATAAGCTCTCTAAGCTCTTCTGTACTACGACGAACAAGTAGCATTCGTGCATTAGGATTGCCCAAGTACCTAACTGGGTCTGCAACCATTGCATACGATTTACCACCACCTGCTGCGCCTCCATATAGGACTTCTTGTTCTGTTGCTGCCAAAAAAGATGTCTGTGGTCCAGGGTTTGGCTCAAAGATGACTTCTTGCGCAGCTTGTTCAAAATCTATTTCTTCAGGTTTTGGTTGAGCTGGAATCGAGGTAACTTTTTTGTCCGAGCTGTCTGCCTTCAAACCTCTCCGCCTTCTCAAGGGCTTCTTTGTACCTTTGGGCGAGGTAACGTTGAGTTGAAGATTCTGTCTTACGTTTTTGCTCAATTTTAACTCTCTTGTATAATCCTACGTGGGAAATATATCTTCCAGATTGAGTACTGAGCCAAGCAGAAACTTCTCTATAACTGTACCGTTTTAAGAACTCCTTAGCTCTTTCAAACAATTCTAATTCTTCTGGAATTGGTAAGAGTATATCACAGTCATCTGGGTCTTGTCTATAACCAAATGGAACATGTCTTCCAACTCTGATTGCAGGTTTCCAGACATACTCCTCACCAATTTTTTCAGGTTTAGGTAAAGTCCAAGTTTTAGCTATCTTCATCATCTTTTTGTGGCAGGATAAACAATGGGCTTGCAGCAGAGACCTCTACCTTCTCTGTTTTTACAAATCCACTGCGATCTAGGACATCTTTTGCAGCTGCCATCTTTTCCTTATTTCCCAGATCTGTAGGGTTATTCATGATTTCAAACATAGAGTATGCAGCTTTAGTTGAAGAAGAAGCAATAAACTTCTTAGTCAGGTCTGCAATCTCATCTGTTAATGGCTCTGCTACTTGACGAGAAGTCACAGCATCTGCATATCCAGCAAGCTTCTTAGCTTTAACTAGACTTCCGCCAGCCTCTTCAAACAACACATCAAGAAACTTTTGTTGTTTTTCTGTTAGATTTCTACCCATCATATACTACCCTGTTGTAGAAGCATTATATAGACAATGCCAGCTAAAATAGCTGTGGCAAGGGTGGCAGCACCTATGCCCACAGTCCAGTTAATAATACTTTCTTTTATTTCTTCCTTACGGTACTCTTCATCTTTTTTTCGTTTACGTACACTAGCTTCAATCGAAAGAAGCTCCTCCCAAGCAGATGGACCCATACTAAATGAGATGTATTGCTTAAGCTCCTTACGCATCTCTGCAGCTTTACGTTTAGCTGCAAAGATTTGTATTGCCTCTTGCTCTACAGAGCTACTAAGGGCTTTCCACCAAGGCGGGTTGTTTATCTTTGTTTCGGCTCGTCCAAGGTCAGACATTGCCCCTGCCCATTGGGACAGTTGACCTGACATATCTTGTAAGTCACGACCTACCTGTATACCCTGTTTTAAAGCATTGAAGGCGGCTGTAGCACCCGCCATAATAGTAATCGGGTCCATGAACCTCCTCCCAAAGTTTCACTTAACGCCTTCTTTAATTACCCTCCTAATGTCACCTCGATTAATGCCCAAATCACTAAGCTCTCTATTTGACATTCTCCAGAGGTGCATTTCAGCAATACGAGCATTTGCTTGAGCTTGTCTTGCTTCGATCATTTTTCTAAATAAATTTTTAAACATATTCTACTCCTGTGTTATACCCTTACTGGGTAGGAGTAGTTTTACACATATAGTTATACTACACTACTATAAAAATAGCAACCCCGTTACCCTATAGGAACAAAGGTCTCAGTTACAGTTACGATAGTGTCAAGGTGCCCTCCAGCAGATGGAGTTACTTGAATTTTATCTCCTGGCTGTAAAACTAGGTCAATGTCAGGAAAACTTAAGTAGTCACTGTGTCCTATACTTTTTCCGTGTAAAAAGTGGGACGTATAAGTATCTGCTGCCACATACCAAGAAACATCCACGTTTACACTGCCACTAATAGCCCCATTAACCAAATGTATAAAGGTAACCTCTGCCACGGCGTTAGCAGGGCAAACATACACGTCCTCTGTTGTAGTCCCTGTATTGTGACCATACACTGACTTGATACGTGCAGGTTTACCTTGTTGGGTAAAAGACATTATTTAACCTTTATAGGATGCGCCACACTTAGCCATGCCGCCTTTGTTGTAACCCATTTTCTTAGCTACTGCTGGGGCTTTTTTCTTTAGAGCTTTCATACCTGGGTTCATTGCTTTCTTAGCCATCATTCCCCCTTGATTAGCTCCTGCATGGTAGCCCTTACCTTTACAGTGAGAACAACCTTTACCTTTACACTTTGGACATTGAGTCTTTTTCATCATCTAAACTTTCTGGTTTTAGCCGCAATCTTATTGGGCTGTTTTACAAATTGTTTACCTTTAGCATTACCTTTTGCCTTGGCTTTATTAGTAGCTGCCTTTTCTCCTGACGACAAAGATTTCCATGCCGAGTCTGGCAGGTATCTCTTCTTACCCTTTGAGGGAGATCCGTCCGAAGTTCTCCATTTCTGTTTGCCCCAGTCTTTTAGAGACTTCTGTGGCTTCTTCATGACTTGTAGCCCCCGCCTTTAGCTTTGTATTGCTTTGCAACCATTTGAGCTTTTCTCGCAGACCATTGTCCAGGTTTGCCACCTTTTCCACCCGCCTTAACTTTGGAGACAAGGTTTTTACGCATGGTGGGCTTAGTGTAGTTACCAGCTGCATTTACAGTAGACTTTTTTTTCATTACGTTGATTTTCCCACTTTAATACAAAGGGGAACTGCGTATACCCCTGCATCAGCTAAATAGCTTGCCATCTTAGATGAATCTACCATGCAGATAGATTCCTCATAGTGTAGTTGACTCTTATTGGCAAGTACTTGGCATGATGTGGCCAATTGAGTACTGCATGCTAATACGATTGCTACCCACATTTTAAGCTACAATAAAATCTACGATTTGCCCATCAGGGGTCCGTAGTTTGTTTGGATTAGGATTATAAGCATACATCTGATTGACTAGCTTAAGATCTTCTACTGGTGTATCAGGAGTCACCTTGTTAGGTTGCTCTGGCTTAAACTCTTCATTATTCCTACTTGATCTATCTTTATCTGCTTTCTCAAAGATAATATTATCATGAGTTTGAAAAGGAAAGCTAGGTAATGGAAAGTGAGAGATAAGAGTCATTAAGAACCTTTAACCCACTTTTTAGAAGAGGACTTAGTTTTACTGCTACTCCACTTAACCTTATCGGCCCAGTAAGCTGCAGACATCTTACCCTTCTTAATGTTCTTAGCATGACGAGACTTAAAGGCTTCTCGTTGTCCTACAGTCTGGTTAGTTTTAACACCTTCCTGACCAAACTTAATATACTTATACTTACCCCCTTCACTAGCCATAACGTGGTGAGACTTGTTAGTGCTATCGTTAAGACGTTGTGGTTTGTTCACAGCCTTAAGTCCTGCATCTTTCATTTTAGTTTTGACTCGTTCAGGAAGAGACATTATCGTTTACCTGCTTTACTATTTCTAGGAAAGGATCTATTTGCACGTTTGGTAGTTACGGATAGATTCTTTGGTGAATTATCTCTAGGGTTACCATTACGGTGATTTACATCTTTACCATCACCCTTCTTAACTATCCCAGCTTTCTTAAGAGCATTACGTGCAGAGTTCCTAGAAGCACGATTCTTCTTTTGCTGGGCTGTGCCTTGATACTTCGTATATTCGTTTTTGTAGTTTCGCATAAATAATTTAGGGGGAACACAGGACGTTTGCTATTTACCCCTACTCCTTATCTGAATCTATTATATTTAGGATTGTCTTTACGTCCAAATAACCTTAGCACAAAATCTGTAATAGATCTAGCTATTTCTGTGGGGGTGGGCAGTAGCCAACCAAGAATAAGTAATAGAATTACCCAGGGAGGTATATTTGTGTTTGTGATATCTAGGTTTTCCACTTTACCTGTTTCAACCTCCTTTAATACTTCTGTTTTAATTACATCTCTACCTGCAGTTACTTCTTCTTTTTGCTCTAGGGATACGACAGATTGTCGATTCTCTTTACCCACCTGGGCATTACTATTTACCGTAGGCCCACCAGATTTCCCGAATGGGAGTAGGGATGTTAGCCCACTGCTGCACCCAGAAAGAAATAGTAGGAGAACTAACCACCTCATCTCCCAGCAACTCTGCCTTGTCTTACTAAAAAGTCTTGCCACATAGGTTTTATCATCTTGTAGTTTTCCTCAACCTTGTAGGACACGACCGCCATGTTTGCATTCATTTGATAAAGTTGAAGGCCACCCCAACTTAAAAGACCTAGTGCAGCTGCGGCAATTATCTGGTTAGTTTTCATAGCCTACATCACCTCAAAATGTGGGGCATCAATAAACGGACGACGACCTTGTGATCTACGTAGGTCTACGTATGCGTTCATTGCATCTTCTGCAGTGCCTGAATACTCCCTAATATCTCCTTCTGACCATGCAGCTCCCCACTTGAGGGGAATACCCACCTCTCGTGCAGCTTGAGCCATTGCATCGGCTATTTCATCATAAACATTTAGCTCCCAAGAAATATCAGAGCCAAAATAAGCTACAAGGTCTACAGCATGGCTGTATCCACTGTCTTGAAGTAGGTGTTTACTCTTCATAGTTTGAGACCTACCCTGAGCAACGAGTTGCTCTTGCTCAGAATAGGTTCGCATACCATAAGTTACGCCAAAATCTACCTTAGTTAGCTCAATAGCTCTGTGAACTACGGCTACTAAGTCTGGGTGTACACCTTGTAGTTTGTTTAAAGACCTTTGACTTAACTTAAAATTCATGTAAAAACTACCTTCTTCTAGACATAGGTCTACCAACTGAACGCCTAGCTGTAGGCCTAGCCATGCGTCTACTTGTAGGTCTACTTGTAGGTCTACTTGTAGGTCTACTTGTAGGTCTACTTGTAGGTCTACTTGTAGGTCTACTTGCAGGTCTTCTATTTGTAGAAGATACCCCTTTCCTACTAAACCTACTCAGAAATCTAGAGGTGGGTTTAGCCGCAGATCCAGCCGTAGATCTAGACCTAGTTGTAGACCTAGTTCTGGGTCTGGATGTAGGTCTTCTCATAGATCTTCGACCTATTCTACCTCCAGCATGGTAGCCTTCTTTCTTTTCTTCTGACATTATCTCATATCCTTTTTCACCACTGTTTTATTACCCATAGGTTTACCTGCCATATATGCTGTTGCACCCATATAAGCAGCTACTACGCCAGTTTGGGCAATATAGAACAGGCCTAGTAGGTCTGCTAGAGAAGAAACTCTAGAATCAGATATCATCGGAGTAAATAAATAGGTGGTAAAACCAATCATCATAAGCATAGCTACCCAAGCCATCTTCTTTTGTGACTCAGCCTTCTCTTCACGTAGCTCTACCTCTAGCATACGTTCTTTCATAGCTATCTCAGCTTCGGTAACCTTACCATCGCCATCAATATCAAAGTCCACCACCATTATTCCCACTCTCTTTTTCGTTCTGGCTCAAAAACATCCCTGGCATTGAGCATGCCTTCAAGGAACATAGCTCGTTCTACTCTGTCTAGTGAGTATTTAGTACCTGTGTCTTGGAAAATAGCTTCTCTTACGTAGAATACATCTGATCTTGGTATGTGTACTCTACGCATCTTACCTTCGTTCTTGTCGGCAAGAGCTTTATAAAACTCTTCTACGACATTGTCCGAGGCGTACATGTGTCTTTTTCTCATATAGTTATACCTTGGGGGAGGGGTAAAGTCAATACTTTAAATGGGACGACAGAAAAAACTTTCTACGTCTATAAAGTACTACTTTAAGTACCTTAAAGTATTTAATAACTATTAATATATAAGAGATAATAAGAAACTTAAGGTTACTTTAAGTTACATAGAGGTACTTAAAGTAATAATACATTAAGTATTATATAATACTCTATGCCCCGCCGTCAAGGGGTGGGTAGAAATATTTTTATTTTTATTTATTTTTTATTTGTGATCACAAAATATAATGGATAACACGGTGTGATCACATTTAGGTGCGACATTTTGTCCAGAACTAAAAAATCCCATCTCTGTCATTGGGCATATATACTATCTACGCACCCCCGCCTGGCCCATACCCCCCGTAACATATTCAAAAACGTGAATACTATCATTCATATTCATAAAATTGAATGTGTTATCGCATTAACATATTGGAATATATGAATATATCATATAATACATGATAATATTCGCATGTGTGAATGTGTTATGTTATAACATTTAACTGAACGGGCGTTCAATTACTTGGATCAAGTACATGCACACATTCGCATATGTATTGAGCTGAAATATTCTACCCTCGAAAATACACCCCCCGATATTTATTGAACAACCGTTCAATTAACCCCCCGCACACACATTCAGTTTATTGAATGTTAGCCCTAACATTTTACCCCGAAAATACGTATTCAATTTCTTGAATATTAAACGTAGAGGTCGATTTTAAGCCCGTCTAAATAGCCTTAAAAGTTGCCTTGCCATGGGTTGTAGAATTGAACCCCATATTCAATGGCCTTGTTTGCAGCCTCTCCGGTCATATTCCAATAGTTGAATATGTATATTTTGGCCTATCATATTCACATATTCGAATAAAAGAATGTGTCGTAAATGTCGCAAAACGACTTTCAACAGTCGCAAACAGACGTTTATCAGTTGGAGAAAAATGTACTTATTAGGACAAGACCCCGACGAAACGGGGCGGCTATTTGACATTTTTGATCTACCACGGTTTTTGGTCAATTTTCTTTTTGAAATGCGGCCACCATAAAACCAAGTTGGAATTTTCTAGTCGGTGAAAATTTCAGGGTAGGTCAATCCATATTCGGTAAACCGACAACCAGTACGACAAAACTGGTTTTACCAAGAACCTAGGTTACAAGTCTAAGGTATAGCTCATTCATTTCTAGCAATAGAAAATATGTTTGCGTGGTTCCATATAGGAACAGCCCAAATCAAGATAATATCGGAATTGAGATGCCAAATACTGACGGTAATTTTATAAGGCAAGGGGGAAAGGTAACGGGCGGCAAATGCAAAACCCGACAAAAAGAAATAGTGCTAAACAGCAATGCGGTATAAAACGACAGGTTTATATCAAGTGGCTGTTTCGCCTATGCCTATTAATACGGTTTAGGCGGTACGCATAAACTCTTAAAGATAACAATTTATAGGCCATTGCTTAAATGCTTTGGCCTATTGGTGGTTATCTTGTAACCAACAACCCCAAACAAAAAGGATATGGGAAAATGAAAACTATCATCACAAATTTTAATCGTTCACTTGGCAATGGGAAAGCAATGGGCGTTGCGTTCAAAGATGCAATAGACCATGTAATTGCAGAACGTGACACAACAGTGATTGTAAAACTGTTGAACGCATGTAAAGCTAAGGGTGATGCTCAGGCTGAAAGAGCAATACGGGTAACATTTGCGGCAATCTTTGACGGTTCAAAAGTCACAAAAACAAAAACAGGCGGTATCGCAATCAAAATTAAAGATGCTACCCTTAGCAATGCGGCGGTTGATACCCTTGCAAAATTAGTAGGTGATGAAACTTCTATGCGTGGTGGCAATTGGGCTAAGGCCTTCGCCGGTGAAAAGTCTGATGGTGAGTTGGACTATATCAAACAGGCCACCAACTTGCTAAAACGTGGATATGATCCTATTGCTTTGATTGCAGCTATTCAACAACAAGCAAAACAGGCGGCATAAAGTATCCTAACAAAAATAAACATTAGATAAGCACCCTATGCAATCGCATGGGGTGTTTTCTTATGTCTATTCGATAGGAAAGGGGCATTTTATGAAACTTGTGCAATCGGGCAACAAGTGGGTGTTGTATAATAGCAACGGTCAAATTGTAATTATCACAACCGATAAACGCATTGCAGAAAGGATGATGCAAAATGGCAACAGTTAAACTTTTAAATGAGGATGATGAGGAAGAAAAAGCTGCCCGTCATCATGCAAAACGTCTGCGATATGCACGTTATGCCTTTGCACAAGTGAAGGAAGCTATAGACGAAATAAATTTGCCTATATGCTACTTACTTGAGGGTGTGTATTACAATGGTGAGATACCTGTATCTGTAGAGATAACAGGGTCTAGTCTTGAGGATTGCGTTCGTAAACTCAAGGATGCTGATCCGACTTTCGGCAGAGATGAAATCTCATTCACTGGTGGGTGGGTGTGTCCAGAATATGATGTGACTAAACAAGTTCGTAAACTTGTACAATAGTTACATGTGGTTATGCGTGGATGATGTACGCATATGCTCAGTGTCTCTTGAACGGGGCAATGAGTTAGTCGCATTTATGAAGTCAAAAGGCTACATAAGTGTAAAATTGGAACCCAAATAGAAAACTGTAGGAGGTTAAAATGGGTCGTAAATCTATATATTCAAATGAGTTCAAGCAATCAGTGGTTGAGTTCTTCAAGTCTCACACGACGAAAGAGACTGCAAAAGAGTTCTCTCTCACAGAGTCATCTGTGTCTAACTTTGCACATAGGGCTGGATACAAGAAAGGACAGGAAAAACATCCGATCAGTTTCAAGCATGAAGTGTGCCAGTTTTACGATAACAACACTTGGGACGAGACTGTTTGCAAGTTTGGTGTCTCCACAGGATCTCTTTTTAAATGGCGTAAGGAGTTGGGCTATCGTAACAAGTCTCGTGGGTACAACCTGCACACTGAGGGTCTACAACCCACTGTAACAAAACGTGAACGCCACGACTTTATGGTGACACGTTCAGAGAATGGACAACTCAAGGCCGAGTTACAGCAACGTGACGAACGTATTAACTCTCTTGAGGCACGTCTAACTCAACTTGAAGGTGCATCAAGTATCATATCTCAACTAAAACAATTACTTAGCTAGGAGGTAACATGAATATATTTGCACTCTCTGAGTGTCCTGAGCAGTCAGCATTGTGGTTGGATGACATACGCAAGAACAAGATGATCTTGGAATCTGCACAGATGTTATCTACCACAGTCAGGCACCTCACGCCTGACACTGACCTGCCAGTGTATCGGGTGGCGTACTTGAACCACCCGTGCACAATCTGGGCCAGACAATCCCGTGATAACTTTCGTTGGCTAGTCAGTCACATGAAATCGTTATTCAATCAGAAGGTAGGACTACACAAGTCGGCTGACCTGTTGCCCTACTTTGACAAGTATGCAGAGGATGGTGCCTTTCCATCTGAAAGTAGGAAACCCTTTGCAAACTGTGCCCGTAACATGGAACGTGGAGTAGATTACTCAAACGTTTCTGATGTGCATGATGCATACCGTCTGTATATGAATGACAGATGGAAAGAACGTAACATAGCCCTGACATGGCGTTGGGGTGAGGAACCTGAATGGAGGAACTAATATGCAGTATCAAGTGATCCCAGTTCGTCAAGAACTTATCCCGCCCATGTATGTCGATGACGTTACCATCGGCAAGCCCTATGATGTGACTGCTACTAAGTTTTCAGCCTTCAATGATGGTCAGTTCATCGGTGGCAATGTCACACTCAACAGTGGTGCTACGTACTACATCGAGCCTGACCTAAATTCCAATGGCTTTGTGGTCAAAAGGGTCTATGTCGAAGATGCTGACGAGACTGACCCCGTGCTACGTGCATGGGGTGACTACACCGATGTCAGTGTGTTTGACCGCAAGGACAGGCCATTGTTTGATTGGTTGCTTACGTGGCTAATCAACACCACAGCTGACACAGATAAATTCAAGTCCCGTTTTCGGCTACTCTCGATGCAGCCTATTCGTTCTCAGATTGCAGAGGGCAAGGTGTCTATCTATCAGTCACTCAAGGACATGCACAACGACAGGCAGATAGCTATGAAACCTGGCCGTGCATTCAGCTTCATGTTCCCTGAGTTCGAGCACAAGCAGA